AGGGTTTCGCGACAGTCGGCTTTATAAAGACAATTGAGGCCGCGTGATATCCAAAAAAGTTACCACCACCCTTGTTGAGCATTGATATAAAACCTTCGCCGACAGACTGGAGGTTCATGGCAAGAGGAGCAGGATTGTAAACTGAGTCTGGATCTCTCATGGATTTTGTCTGCAAGATAGTTATGGGATTAGCAAATCCGTTTATTAGAAACTGTGAGCCTGCAGATCTGAGAATTCTTCCGCCCACTGTTCCTCCGTTTATCCACTGCAAGGGTGTTCCAATTGCAGCCTGAAAGATTGTCATCATAATGTCTTCAAATACCTGGTAGCCTGCGCCTCTTGGCTGTGTAGGATCAGGCTTGTCAAGAAAGGGTGTAACATTTGTATCTTTCTCACCTATTCCAAACAGTCTTGCAAGGTGAAACTTAGAATAATTGCTCTTGATAACATCACCAATTCTCAACCTTAAAATGGGGGAAGAGCCAAGGATCTGGCTAAAGGGCTGGACGAACTTTCCTTCCTTTTCTCCCTCTACGGCAGTTCCTTTTGTCCACTGGGGATAGGCAAGAGTAACAAGCTTGTTTATCTTAAACCACATTTCATCAAAATCATCTTGTGATGTCGCAACAACATAAAAGTCAAACGAGATAGCCCGAGACGTACTGTTATAGGTCTGAACTTTATCAATTCTGCCGTAACCTCCCGTCTCTGTGTGATTTACTGTATAGCCATCTGTAAGCGTGGATAGAAAAGCATGAAAAGAAACTATTTCATTTGTACGCAAATCATGAAAATAAAACGGAACATACTCTGCGTCTAGTGCATTCTCCATTCTCTCAACGATATCACCGGGAATTCTTGCGTTTGAGCCCTCCATATTACCGTCTATGTAGGTTTTATTTGCAAGACTAGACATCAGCATTCCGCGAGTTGGGCTGGTGCCCTGGACGTTTGTTCCCATTCTAATCTGTGTCCTGAGAATATTTTTAGGAATCATGTAAATTGCAGGGACTGAGCTTCCTCGCCAAGCGAGAGACATATTTGTGAAACCCTCGCCGTCTCTGCTCTTCATCACTCGTGTGGCAGGTGTATTAGGAAACTTATCTATAGGGAATGGACCAGTTCCGTCGACAGCCCGATTAGGGCTTATGACATCAGCGTCAGAAGGCTTGGTAAAATCTCCTGTGTTTCTCATAAAAGCAACATTGCCAATTGTTGCAAGTGCATTTAGAATGCCTACGATCTTGGATTGCCCGATAGTATCAAGCAGTGTTCCTATTGAATCTCCGCTAAAGCTTATGTTAGACGAATCGACGAACAATTTTTCGAGTGTTGCTGTTGATCTTAAAATAGCTCGAGCAATGGTGAGATAGTAACCTGCTGACTGTGAAATATTCGGATATGTTTTTATCTTCTCAAAATCTGTTGCTGATCCAAAAACTAGCTCTACACCTAAAGTGACACATTTGTCATAAGGCATCTCCGTATTAACAAAAAGCAAATTTCTAAGCAATCGAGATCTAGCAAGCCTGACCTTGGCATTTTCACCTTTATAGTATGGGCCTCTTCCTAAAAATATATGGTGAGAAGCAGTTGCAGAGAGAAGTGATGCTGACAGTGTGCTAATTGCTTTTCCCATGAGAACTATTGCTGCTGCAGCTTGTGCATTTATCAAGCCCGCAGATCTCGGACCAGAAAAAGGTGTCTCAGGTGTGTTCATTGAGCCAAATGAGAAATTTTCACCAGAGCCTGGGCTTACAAACTCTCCCTGCCCTGTGAGGCCATGATCTGGATTTCGCAGCGGGTTAGCGGATTGAGCAGAAGGCTGCATAGAGCGATTATTTATTAATACACCTGTAGACTTATCTGCATGACCTTCTGGGAATTCACTCTCTATATTGTTCTCTGCAGCTTGCAAGATCTTGCTTCTAAAACCAGCAGCTTCATCACTTGGATCAGATGAGTTATAATTGTATCCTGCTGCTTGAATCAAGAGAGAGAGGCCTAGTTGTTTTAGATTTTCAAAACGAACTTGATCTGCATCTTTATCAAACTTACCAAAATCTTGCTGAGAGCTTAGGCCAACTGTGCTGTCGAGTGTGCTTGTAGTTACTCCAGAGTTTTTCTCTATAAAAGCACTAGCTCCCGATGGATTGTTTCCTATTCCTGGGTGAAACTTGTTTTCACCTCTTAGAATTTTTGTCGCTGCTTGCGGCATTGCTCTATCACCTAGCAGCTCAGGATCGGTGCCCGGAAAAGTCTCACCTGTAGTGTTTGCCTCTCTACCTTCTATGCTTGACAAGAGAAGATTTCCATCCGGACCGTTTGGGATGACAGTGCCATCCTCTAGAACAATGTCGGGACCTCGGCCAGGTCGACCGAGCTTATCGACTATCTGAGAAAGCTTTTGAGAAGGATTTGCCTCATCAAACTTTCCACTGTTAGAGTACTGTGAGAGAGTTGCACCGATGGTCTCACTTGGGTTTGTTACTGTAACAAAGACTCTAGGGTCGCCTACTACACCCATAGGGCCGGGAGAGTCGAGCTTTTCAACACCCTGGTTTTCTGCATATACGAGCGGATCTCCTCTGTTACTTGGCGCCGCATACTCGCTACCGTCTGCAACTCTAAACTGCATGTTAGCATGCTTTTGCCAGAAAGCAGCGTAAGACCCAAGGATTGCCTCGGGACTATCAAGAAGCGGCTTTTTCTCTAAGCCGATACGTATGTCACCGAGGTCATCGCCTTGGTCAAAGGTCGGAGCACCGTGAGCATCGGTCGAGCCATTCGTATTATCAAGAATATACCTTAGGTCATCAGGCTTCGCCGCAGAATCAACTCGACTTCTAAGAAAATCGCCTAGTCTTTCTTTGTAATCGGCCATAATGCCCCCTCTGCGCCTATATTGCCTTTGAACGCTGATCTATTTATAGAGTCACCGAGCTCATTAATAAGTATCTCTAAGTTCTCAGGCGTAGAAACTATGTCTTCAAATTTTTTACAGACTGTCTCCATTTGCCTCGCAATATTTTCAATATATAGGATAAATTCTTCTTTTTCATCTTCGGAAACTGACTCTAGTATTTGCTTGTAATACTCTTCTTTTGTTAGATCTAATAAAAGATTATGCTTGCTCATGTAAAATCCTGCTTATTCAGGCATGGGTTTTTCATTGCCTGCTCCATCCTGTGCTACAATCTTTCCATCGAGCATTCGGACTTCCAGTAGTTTTTTTGCAAAAACTTCCATTTCTGTCTGTCCTAACTGCATCTTTGGAAGATGAATAACTATCTTCTGCTGCTGAGACTTAACTGACTTAAGATCTCTAACACTCTTGCTGAGTGCATCGATAGAATTTGACATTGTCTTGCTGATATCTACGGTTACAGCAGAGCCTGTCTTGCCTGATCTTGAAGTCTTGCTCTTTGCCTTCTTGGCAATCTGATCTGCTTCATTTGCTGCAGCCATTGCACCCACATAGAACTCACTTCTTTTCTCAGCAAGCATTCTGTCTAGAGTATCACCGCTTTGCAAGGCTGCCATAGCCGCAGCGCTTGAAGCAAACTGCCCTTGCTTGACTATTGCCTTAATACGAGCTTCGCCCTCTTTTCCTCCAAAGAATTCATCTGCTGTAAGACCGGATGCCGCAAATGCCTCCTGGGTTGCCTTGAGATCTTCAAACTGCTTGTTCATCCCCTCAAGTCGCGAGAGATCTTTAGGACTCAGCTTCATTAGATCCATTACATCTATCCCACCGATACGCATAAGAGGCTTAAGGGCGTCCTGTGTTTTCTCAGTAAGATTTTCAAAGTAGTAACCAGAGCTTTCAAGCTGATCCTTGAGAGGCTTAAGATGTTTTGCTATCTCAGAATAATTTGCAAGAACATCTTCTGAGGTTCGTATATCTTTGAAATATGTCTCTCTAATTTTGTCGCCACTTTCCGATAAGTAATTTTCTACTGCCGTACCGCCGCCCTTAATGGCTTCGGCTAAACCTTCAGTCAGTGACTGGCTTCTTTTTCTCACATCAGAAGAACTTATCTCTGGTGTCATGGATTCTTTCCATTTTTGAGACCAGGCGTATGTCTCTCTGTCAGATGCTTTAAGGAAGGCGTTAAGCTCCTTTGTACTCTTCAGGGTGCCATCTTTAATCATCTTGGGCATAAGCGTTCTTAGTTCAACAATAGATGATAGATTGCTAGGATTAAACTCTTCGTTTATTGTCTTTCCGGCTGCCGCTGCTGCATGCGCAAAACCTTCGTAAAAAAATTCCCTGGCAAGCGGGCTCATAGACCCAGCCTTTCCCTCTCTTAGAGCATGCTTGATGTCTTCTGCAATACCTTCGAAGACCTTTCTCATCTCTGGTCTGAGAGATTCAAAGCCCTTTAAGAATGCCTTACCTATAGGGTCTGAAAGCGTTGTAATTGTTTCAACGAGAGGTTTTATGCTTTTCTCGATATCCCCCTTGCTTAGAGCAGTCATTAAGCTATCTAAAGATTTACTAACTTTTGCTATTTCAGCTGCAGCATTTCCTAGCTCTATGTCTTTTATACCTTCTAGCTTGTCTACGGCATCAGACATCGTAGTAAATGCCTTAGCTGGAGCAGTATTTGCGAGCTTCGCCATTTGTATGCTAGCAGAGGCTGCAGCGGGTGCTAATTTAACAGCAAGTGCCGCTGCTAGCCGCTCAGTAACAACCTCAGTGAGATCTTCACTGTGCGTCACGACTCTCTCTATGTCCTCTGTTAATCCCTCAAGTGCAGATGATGCACCTTTTGAGCCCTCAGCTGTGGCAGCCTCTAGAGCAGCAACGTCATCAACTATTGTAGGATTAAACAGTTGCTCAACAGCTTCGATTGACTGGAGGCCAGTATTTAGCATTAAGACACGTTTGTATGCTGCTGACATACCTCTGACATCTTTTCCAGTTGCCAGAAATTGTCTTCTAAGATAGAGTAGCATCTCACCCTGATCTTCATTTGCAAGATGCATCATTTTCATAACATCAAGCTGGACACCAAATGCAGTGGTCAAGTTAGCAACATTGTTTGCTGCTTGATCAAAGCCCTGGAATGTTGAAGCAATACTTCCCAAGTCTCTAAAATCTAGGCCAAGTTTGACAAGCGATGCTGATGCCTTGGCAGCCTGAGCCTCTGTTATGTTTGCAAAGTTTCTACTATCCAAAATCAAACCGGCCATTTGCTCTGATATAACTTTGGCACCGATTCCGGTTTCTCGCTCCATGGTTTTCGAGAAATGTGCCATATTCTCTAGCATGTCATTTGACGCTTCACCTTGCCTAGCTAAGGTACGCTGAAGAATAGCAGACACATCTCTTGCATTTAGATCCATGGCCTTCCCTAATAGAACACCTTGTTTGATCTGGTCGTTGGTCATGTCTCCGAGAAGTTTATGAACAACTGTTCCAGCTTCTGCTAAAGCAGAAACGTATCCGTAATATTCATCAGGTGTTGAAAACACACCTCTGAGCGTGGTATTAAGCTCTGGTATAATCTCCTCAGAGTAATAGTCACTTATGGTTCTACCGGCTAGCTCAACTAGCCTAACTGCTGTCTGGTTAGCTTGATTGACAGCACCAATAGCATTTCCACCAACAGCTCTCTGTATCTCAGCCTGCGCATTAATAAAGTCTTTTCCCAAGTCCTTTAGTATTCGACCAGCAGCATTGGCGACGTCTTTCATGCCTACAAGCATTTCCTGTCCGCCCTGCGTTGTATCAAGCGCAGTTATCTTAAGCTGTTCATAGAGAGCAGCGATACCACTAACGGAGCCACCCTGGATCTTTAAAAGACCATCTATGTTTTTTGTACTTTGTCTGACAGACCTTTCAAAGTCAGAATTAGACTTAGCTGTAGACACACCCGCTTTTGCCAGCTGCTCCTTAATTTTACTGCCGGTCGATGCAATTTCATCAACGTTATCTTTCAATACCTGATTAATTGCATTTGTTAAGATAACCTGATCTTGCAGCAGACTATTTTGTGCCTTTAGATTTGCTAGAGCCTGTGCACTAAGATCACTTTGATTGGGTCCATTAGCCATGATTAATCATACCTTTTACAGTATAAGTATTATGCAGCTTAGAGATCACTTAAATCTTCTTGCCCTAGACGTAATGCTGCTACCAATATCTTTAATGGGTTCGTCTACTGAGTCAGCAGAGAAGGCAGATTTTTGCATCTCTATTTCTTTAATTACTCTATCTATAAACCAGGTTCTATACTGCAGTGGTAAATTTTGACAGTCAGTATATGTCATCCCAAGATGATATTGTAAAATAAACGCTTGTTCGAGAAAGTTTTCTCTTGCGCTAGTCCCTAGGCCAAAAAAATTCGGCTCCCATTGGAAGGCCTACCTCCGAAGACTCACCACACTGACTGCAGTGAAGCCAAACATCCATGTTTATTCCTGGCTCATTCTGATCAATGTACGCCCGAAGCTTTCTTGAGTCTTGTGCGGGCATTCTTTCAACAAATTGATTAATTTTATTCTGATCCTCTATGCCGCCAACAGACACAATAGATCTGGCAAGGCGGGAAGTGACAAGGCTCTCAGTTGCCATGTCAGGAAGCATTTTCTTCTTTCTCTCGGCAATAAGATTAAGTTCCTCTTCGTCTACACCGGTTAGAAATTTAAAATGAACCTCTTTCTTAGTTATAGGTAGCAGAAAAGAGAATCTATTTTCACCAGGTGTAACAGGATCGATATTTAACCTCTTGATACTAAGCTCACCTAGGTCAAAAGATTCTTTAAGCTGAGCAGAGCAAGCGGGACAAGAGACATCTGCTGAATAGGCAGAGCCGTAGCCTGTAATTCTCACGGCAACCATAAGAGCATTTCTATCACCTACAAGCATCTCTTTGACGTTGACACCGCCTCCGACGACACAGGATTGTAGAAGGTGTGTAATAACTGTCCCTTTCTTTATCAGAGCACGAGAAGTTAGAATGTCTTCTTCTTTTGCTGTCATTGCCTTTATATCAATTGAGCTCATATTTGATAAAGGGCTGTTCGACGGATACACCTTTCCCTCAGAGGGTAAAGGTACAGTCTCTATGGGCACTTCCCATCCGAAATCCTCTTCCATAACATTTTTTGAAGGTATTGCACTTTGCTTCAAGGCATTCCCTTGAAACACTTCGTTAGATCTTCTTTCCTGAGACACGTTTTCTCCTCTTACCAAAAAATTCTAATTACATATTAGTGTGCTGTAAAATAAAAAAACGCCTCTTGCAAGGCGTTTTAAGTAATTATTTTAAATTAAAATAAATATTAGAATTGCAATACACAGTTGTCATAACGAATAGTCATTGCGATAGTCATAGGCGACGACTCATCTTCATATGTAAGAGATTGATAATCTACAGAAGTAAGCTGCGCACCCTTCATATCCCACAATTCAACAACTGTTCCTACAGGATCCAAAAGCTTTATTTGACAATCTCTCTTATAGAAATCTGCGTAGCCTGATCTTCCTGATACTGTTTCTTGGTGTGTACGAATCCACTCCATGACCTGCTGAGCACCAGAAGGGGCTATTGGATCGTAAAGTGTTATGTCCATAGTGTTGAAAGTCAATCTTCCTGCTACATATCTTTTCGCGTTAATGAACGGTATCTCAAGTTGCTCAACAGCCATTGACGGGCGAGCTGCTGTCTTCATGAGAAAAGAGTCTACACCTTCGATGGCAAATATCCACCTAAATACTCTTTTTGGCTCAAATTTATTAGGTAGCATCTCCTGAACTGATAATGTCTCTGCCATTTAAAAATCTCCTGATTCTTTACTAAGTATGCCTTAGTTGTAGTTCTATTCCTTAATTTTTAGATTGATCCGCCTGCATTTGTTACCTCGAAGTCAAGAGCAATAAACTCTACGCTTCTTGTAGGCTGCAAGAATATCTTTCCTCTAATTGTGTTATTTTCAATATCTGCCTGTGTGGTGGTAGTTGTATCTATAACTACCTTGTATCTATCAACTCCGCTTTGCTCTTGTATAGCTTGTAATATTGGGTTTACTAGAGCACTAAACTTCTCGAGCGTTGACTGTCTGTTTGGTTCGAAAAGTATAAGATTTGCAACAGACCGTACACTTCTTCTAATTTCCAAAAGAAGCCTTCTAACATTAACTCTATCAAGTGCTGATGATGCTGCAAGCAGTGTCTTCTGGCCGAAGACAACCAGACCCGTACCTGGAAAGTCTGTTAGCGGATTTATATCTGCGTCGTAAAGATCGTCTAGGTTTTGCCTATTGACCTCAACTGCAGCACGCTGTGCATTTCTCAGCGCCCCTCGAGCGAAGCCTGCTGGAGCAAACCATGGGTGACCTACTGAATCATTCAATGCGAATGCACCGAGTGTGACAACTGATGGTGGGACCTGTACGTTAGTTAAGGTCATGGGGTCTTGAACGATAACATCTGGGAAGTAGGCTGCAGCAAATGATGTGTCAAGCGCTCTGTTTAAGAAGTCAGAAACTGTATTTGAAACACTTACGTTTTGTGCTGACCCAGTCACAACTGTGTTGAGTGTGTCTCTCTCTTCAATATCCATAATATACATGGTATCAAATCTATTCTCGACTGCTGTTATTGCAAAATCTGTGATACCTGTCTCTCTCATTCCGGGTATCGCTAGAAGTTTCATTGAGACGTCTGTGGTGTTGCCCATTATATCAATAGCTTTTCTAAATGATCCTACGGTAGAGCCTTTTACTCCACCTTGATTGGTCTCATCATCCATCTCTCTGGCTGCTGCAGTGTTGTTAAGCTTGGTCTTATCTTTGTCAAATATGTTGACACCATCAAAGCCGCCCTGGAGGAAGAAACTAAACTTCGCATAATTTCTATTGGCACTGTGCTTAAGGTCGTCAACCTTAAATGCCCGGGTCTTTCCAGTACTGCTATCATCTGGTGTAATGTTGCCTTTTCTTACGTAGGATGCTGAAGACCATTCAAGGACATCAGCAAGACCGTCGGATCCAGTTCTAACCCTTACATTCTCAAGTGTGAATTTGTTATTATTAAACCTATCACAATCTAAAATTGTTCCACCAACATCAGCGACGCCAGCATTGTTTCCAACAGAAACGTCTTGTGATGAGCCTTCAAATCTCGGGAAATATTTAGCATAAGATTTAATCGTAGGCTCAGGAAGTGCAATCTTGTTAGGCTCAGTTGGACTTTCTTTCCTGTCAAACTGAATCCCCCAGTAGAACATTGATTTTGCTCTTTTTGTCACGCCTGTCCCAAGCGTTATATTCTCTCTGAATGGAACTGGTGGCTCGTTTGTATTTTGTATCCAGTCACTTCCGGTTACCCAGGCATCAGACGCCATACGACCATCACCTGTTGAACCTAGCTGATGTCGGATTCCAACAAGCTGACCAGACCCTGATGTTACAAGGTGATACGGTCCGCGGAAACCCATTGGCAATGCTGTATCAGGCACCTCGCTAGACGCAAGTGCTTCTGACATTTCAATTCTTATGCGTGTAGATCTATTTGGATGATCACCTTCAACAACCAGCTTTTGGGATCCTGTATTTTGATCGAAGTCAAAGAATATTCTCTGATCACCTATGACTCTAGCTACAAACCTCTCGGAATTAGGATCTAAGCTACACCCTCTAAATGCCTCGAGCACAACAGGCTGTTCATCACTATCTCCAAATTCCCTGACTATGACATCAAAAGATCCAAACTTATCTACTGTCGAGCTTGATTTCTTGATATTCTCTATTGATATCTTGTACTCAGTTGTAGGGCCAGCACCGTCTGACAACGTGAGAACTCTAAAGAGTTCATAAGGTACACCACCGAAATTTTGTGTGAAGACAAAGGGAGAAAATGCTGTTGCAAACCTATCTTGAAAGTTTTCGTAATTAGGCTTAGTTGCAGTTCCTGCGTTGTACCCGGCGGAGCCTGACGTTACAAATACTACATCTTCTGCATCTGCGTTCTCTGATGGTGGAATAACACCCGATCCCGTTGCAACTGCAAGTGCTGGATGAATATCATAGTGTGTGTATAGAACATGACCTTCCTCTTCAATCTTAAGAGGGTCTGTATTGAATACATTTGCAAAGTAGTTTTGTGCTCTAGTGTCCATAGAAGCAGTAAGGACTCGCTTCGTTGAGCTAAGTCCTTTATGGCCGTTGAGATACATGATAAACTCTTGATTTATCATCTTCATTGAGCCGGTTGTTCCACCCCTAATAGTGTTGCTATTTGGATTTCCTATGGTTGCAGCAGTAGGGGGAACAGAGCTAAACTTTCCTGATGCTGGACATTTATTTCCAGAGAGTGTTAGGGCAACACCACTTGCTGCCATGACGATTCCTCGCAAGATTGGAACAGATGCCGTTCGGTCACCACCGGTAAAAGATACTGACCCGAGAGGCGTTCCCATATTTACGTCAGTTACGTTTATTGCATTTCCAGCAGTACCAGGTTCGGCTGCTGTTATGGTGACGCTCGTAGAAGGCGACCCAATCGCTGCACTAACTCCGGCTACGCCGTTAGCGGCTGTTCCTGCTGTGTCACTGCGATATCTTACTTTTGTTTCGTCTCCACCAGAGCCATTAATTGCCAAAATAAGATTTGAAGCTGAATCAGCATCAGATGATTCTTTTTTAATGTGAATTAAGTTTGTTGGAGATGCACCTGGGTCACTCATCGTGTCTACAAATCTTAAGGTGAGCGTTACTCCAGCGCCGCCAATCCCTGCGGGTACAGTTAATTGAAATTCGTCTAGATCACCTACGGAGGCACATTTAATAGCATTTGCTGCTGATGCTTTAACGTTGGGTCCAGGCGATTGTATTCCCGCTTCACTGAATATTGAGCTTCCATTTGACTCTGACATGAAACAGCCTAGAACATACGTTCTTCCCTGGACACCTTCAGCATTAGCATTTGGATTAACACCCACAAACCCAGATGCCTGGACTTGCTTTGCACCAACAACAAACCCTGCATTTGTTACACGACCTGTATTAGAGTCTCTTTTTTTACCGTCTCCGCAGCCAAGCACCCTTAGGTATGTGCATGATCCTGCATTCTGGAGCCACTCGTTTACAGCAAGCGGTCCAAACTTTTCTCCATCAGAGCCACCAAAAGTTGCAACAAAGTCAGCAAAGCTTCCAATTGTTACCGGAACAAAAGCGGGTCCGTCGTTTGCTGTACCAATTATTCCCGCCGGGACACCAACGGGGGTGGATCCCCGAGGTCCAGACGTGTCTATCTCTCTGCTGCTTACTCCGGCGCTACGAAATGTAAGTTCAGGCATTATCTAAATCTCCCAAGTTCTTCTTTATTAAATATACTTTAGTCAAAGCTTACACCCGATGTTGTTATAATAAAGTCAATTGCTATAAATTCAACTGCTCTTGTGGGCACCAAGACTATTCGACCGTTTAGCCTATTAGACTCAACGTCTTCCTGTGTGTTATTGGTGTTATCCATGACGACACGGAATTGGTCAACACCCTGTTGATTCTGGATAAGAGCCAGCTGGGGTGTCACCTGAGATATGAATCTTGCTCTAGTTTGCGGTGTATTTTGCTCGAACAAGATTGTGTTAGCTATATCTCCAACTATTCTCTTTACCTCTAGTAACATTCGCCTAACATTCACTCTATCCAGTGAGCTTCTAGCTTGCTGAAGTGTCTTCTGGCCGAATATTACAAATCCCGCACCTGGGAATGATGCTATAGGGTTAATCCTTGCATCGTATAAGTTGTCTCTATCACCGGCAGTAAGTCTTGACTGCGTGTTGACAACATTTGCCAAAGAAGCTCTGTTAAATCCTGCAGGGGCGAACCACGGATATGAGACAGAGTCATTAAATCCAAGTGCTCCAAGTGCTGTTACTGATGCAGGGACTTTCACAGGATTTCCTGTTGAATCATCTATGATAGAAACATCTGGGAAGTATGTGGCAGCATAGTTTGTATTAAGTGCTCTGGACTCAAATTGTGATATTGTCTTTGATACTGCGGGCTTCTTCTTACTATCAAGATATATTCTATTATTGTCTGAGTCATAGTTTGCTATGTCTAGCAGGTAGATGGCCTGGCCGAAGGCCTCTATTCGATCTATAACATAGTCAGTAACAAAGCTGTCTCTTATCCCCGGGATGGCAAAGATGTTAATCCTTGTTGTCATCTCATCTGTCATGATCTCTGCAGCGGCTCTATATGAAGCTATAATATTATTGAACTTACCTGTCCCTATCTTCATATCTCCGCTGAGACCTATATCTAGTGCTGTGTTAGCAGCCGGGCTTTCAAGGCTAGCCTTTCCGCCCGTATCACTTGTGGACGATAGGTCATTCATCCTTGACATATCCAAGTCTAGAATATTTAGACCGTCAAATCCGCCGTAAAAGATATTTGTGAATTTAGCATAATCGGTAAACCTATTAAACTCAACAGAAGATGTTAAAGAAAGCAAGGAGCCGAAAGTCACTCTCTTGATTTGGTTAGCTGTTGGATCTGAAACAGTGTAGTCGTTAGGATCCCATGCTCTGTTTCTAAGATATGCTGTTTCCAATATGTGTTCTGCAGCAGTTCCTGTCAAGTGAGCATCAACTGTCTTTCCGAGAGAGCTCCCTGATTTTATTGTCATACCCAGCGCAACTCTACAGAGAGTAAACTTGTTATTGTTAAAATTGTCAGCTCCTGACCCAGTTGTGAAAAGATCGAGCTTTTGAATACCGAGCATTTTCGTATAAGTCGTTAACAATGGGTTAATCTCAGAAGAGGCATTTGCATTTAGAATGGCGCCTGCCAGTGTTCCTGTCCTAGGAACTCTTGTCACCTTGATACCCCAATAGTATCTTCCATCTACAGTTTCACTACTACCGGGGGTACCGACCATGGTAGCATCACTAAATGTGACATTACCTCTTGTCTGCTTGAAGAGGAAAGGAACAGGTGGGACTATTGAACCGGTGAGTGTACCCTTGTCAAGATAGCCTACATTAGGCCCTTCATCTACACCTCCAAGAGGTGCTGCTAGCCTGGCAGGTGTCATGCTACCAAGGCCGCGACCTCCCATAGAGGCGCTTAGAGGGGCAGCAGAGGCAGCCTTAGTAGCTGTTGTACTCCAGCTGATGGCCGAGTCGGTCAGCTTATCATTTGTCTTCAGGGAAGGCAAACCTCTAAATCCAAAAGGAAGCGCGTCTCCAGGAATGTCTCTATTCTCTACAGCTGGGTTCATAACAATTCGAACTCTCTGCGAAACGTTAGCGTATTTTCCAGATGAAACAAATCTTCTCTCTGAGGCGCTGGTTGCATCAAAGTTGAATGTTACCTTTAAATCTCCGATCTTCTTTGCAACATAGCCATCATCGCTAGGGTCAAGCGAGCATTGATGATACTGCTCTAGTATTTCAGGATTAGTGTCAGAATCGTGAAAAGTTCTTACAAGAACCGTAAATGTTCCAAACGGATTAGACTTATCTGTAGATTTCCTTATATTTGAGATTGATACCTTGTACTTAGCGCTTACGTTAGCTCCGTCTGATATAGTTTCAAAATGGAATAAATCATATTCACGGGAACCGTAAGGTTGAGAGATAAAAGGTGTTGTCTGAGCGTTGCTGTATCTTGTATCAAATCTACCATACGCATCTCTAAACGCTAGGGACGCAATACCTGCATTAGATGATGTTTTTGACGATCCTGAAAGAATAGCAATTGTACCTGACATGACTCCCGGGTGAGTTGTTGCAACTTCGTCCTCTACGGCAAAATCTGCGTAAAGAAGATGTTGCTCTCTTTCAAATAGTGCAGGATCTGTATTTAAGATCTTAGATATATAGTTGTCACTTGAAGGATCGAGTGAAGCAGTATAAATTCTAATACCTACGTGACCTTCATCATTAAAACTTTGCTTTCCTGCTGAGTTTGCGCTGGTTGAAAGAACAAGCTTAAACTCATTAAGATTAAGTGGTGCACCGCGCCTGCCTAGCGGATAGGCACATATACTTCCCGTAGGTTGAATGAAGTTTGCTGTGGCATTGAGTGCCCCTTTGATATTGGGAACCAAGCCAAAGCAGGAGCCTGTAGGTGTGAAAAGCATAGCCCGAACTAGATTTAGATGCTTGCCGTTACTCCGGTTCCCATCTGTAAAGCTATTATTATCTGCAAATATGGGATAACCAGTTGCAGATCCTGTCCGTATTGTACCTGACATGTAGTGCTGAGCACATATAAACTGAACGGCTCCGTTGTGACCTATGCTATTTTTAACGTTGCTTGTAGTACCTTTAATAATAAAACCAGCATTTTTGACAGTTCCCGCAGTCATCGTCACTGCTATGTCACCAGCTGTATCATTAGCACCAGCACCGAGCACTCTCAAGAATGTAACTGCTGTTCTATTTTTGAGAAACTCATTGACTGCGTAGGGACCCGCCATGGTTGGATCTAAATCACCAAACCTTGCTTTGAAATCTGAAAAAGACCCGAGGGTAACAGGAATAAACGCTGGACCCATTTCTGAAGTTCCAACTACTCCAGCAGGAACCCCTACGACTTCCTGCTCTCTTTGAGACAGATCAATCTCTCTCTCAAAAAACCCTGGCGATCTGAAAACCTGTTCGGCCATCAACCAATCTCCTTAAAATGCTTATTTTCACTTATAATTATCAACCAACTATCCAATTGTCTAATCTTGTATGTCATCATTTTGTGTTTCTAAGTTTACAACTATATTTGCACTGGCTACAGTCTCACCAGAACGCTGCAATCTCGTCCTAACGCGCGAAAAAGAAGTACTTTTCTCTCCAGTAAAAGGATTTTCAATAACTGAAAATAGTTCTGTACCCGTCTGACCCCTGTGAAGAGGTTCGTTACCGTTTTTATTCATATCCTCGATGTCAGAAAGAATGAATCTTTTTGTCCTCTCTTCACCACCAATCTCTTCACCGGTCGCTTCAGATCGAGATGGACTACCGGCATGTGTAGATATCTGCTTTATTCCAAACTCGATATGCGGTGCTGTGTAGTATCTTCTGTAAGGTAAAGGCATACCTGGATTTCTTGGTGCAAGTATGAAACCCGGTACTTGAACAGAAAATGAGTACCGTATAATTCTTTCATCTGAACTAAAATCGTTAAAGTTATTTTCAGGAGAAAACTCTCCTTTAAACATTGCCACAAACTCATATCCAGCATCTGTTTTTATGCTAAAACCTTTTTCCTGTCCGTCAAATTGAGAAACTAAAGATTCAAGAAGCTGATTCATATGAACCGTATACTGAGTCCAAAAAGTAACTTCATAATTAGCTAATATGAATTTAGGATATGGAACTTGAATTACTTCAAATATATTTTGTCCGATATCAGGACGAAGAAGCTTTCCACTTGGATCGTCTCTAAATGATAGATTATTACCGTTTCTTCTTGATGCTACAGTCCCGGGTAAGTTTCTATTTCCGGGAAAAATATCGCTAGCACTGAAGTTTTTTCTATTTGCAACATTGTCCTGATTTTTTAGCCTCAATTTATTTACTAGATTCTGATAATTTCTATCTTTTTTGCTTAGTTTTCTTCTAATAATATAGCCGTCTTGATCTCTGTTTGCAATAGCTGATCCTACTCCCTGCAGAGCAGCATCAAAATTAATAGAATTTCTCTTAACTGCTATGATTGGCAAGATAAGCGCGTTGTTTCTATCTCTTATTGGGGGTTCACGCCTGTTTAGAGCAAACCTCTCTCCAGTTGAAAATACAACTGGCACCTTTTTAGGAACATTATTAACGTCAATAGAAAACGCTAGTCTTCGATCAAAGAGGTAGAAAAGAGCCCGGTCAATATCTTCAATTCCACATGGGGGAATATAAAAATCTTCGGGGATATTAGTACCTTCCCATGGATTTGATACACCGCTTGACATCTTAACTCCTAACACTCATCATAAAAAGCTGATTTACCGTGACCGAGCTGCGTAGACGCGCCCTTTGGCGAGACTTGTTTTGGGCCAGTAATTGGAGGAGAAAGTGTTCCGTTCTGACGCATAGAGCGAACATCTCCTGTAATACCTTCTTGATTCTCTGTAAAACCTCTCTGCTGAACAAACGTCTCTTGGACTGCTTGCGGATCACTGAAGTCCTCTCCATACGGTCCAAAGACCTTGGCAACAAATAAACCTTTTCTTGCCTGCCGGCCTATTAGGGTAGTAAACCCTAGGTGCTCAATTTGGCCATATATTGTAGAGGTATCAGGAGCTTGAATTACCTCAAAGAATACCGTACCATAGCTAAAGAAATCTCCCTCTTGAACGTCAATTTGCTTGTCTAGCAAGTCTCTCTTTTGGACATACACCTCTATTGTGAAAAACTCTTCAAATCCAAACTGGTTTGCTCTGATTTCTTGAGGCTGATATTGGACAACTGCGTCTAGATTTATTGGATTCTCGAAAACTTTCTCAGGTGCTTCTTCGTAGATATCGTGAACTTTAGATTTAATATGAGAGATTGGAAAATAGTATACCTTTTGACCAATGACATCTTTGACAATCTCTTTGCCTATATCATTGATAAAGTTAATTTCTCTATTTGTGATAAATAGTCTTGCCATCTATCAACCCATGAATATTGCCATGCCGTTAGGCATAGGAACAAATCTCAGCTGTTTATTTATAGACTCTGCCCTCTGAGCAGCTGACTCCATAAGCTTGTCGTAAGTCATAGTTTCAAGCATATCTTTAAGCTGTGTAACTAGCACACTCTTGTCTTCTCTACCTTGTGTCACAAGGTCAGTTCCATTTAAAGTTAAGTCTGCACCTGGTATTGGAACAGTGGAAAATTTAGATCTAACAAGACCTAGCATCTCTTTGGAAAGTGCCAAAGAATACTGTCTTATCCACTGTCTACCTATGCTGTTGATTCTTGAATATATTAGATTTCCAAACGGAATATTAGAAAGATTAGAAACACCCTCTATAGTATCGTCTTTATATGCAGGATCAAGGGGGTTAGGGTGGTACATTACCCTTAGAAACAACTTTTTAGGATCATTTGATGTAGGTGTCGGGTATATTCTTATGTTTGTTCCTATCATCTTGTAAGAGTAATTTGATCGTCTGACCCTATTTGATAAATCAAGCTGGCCAGCTCTAAGGATATCTTCAAAGACTGGTAGTACGTAGAATATTGTCTCTGGTGTAAAAGATTCAAAGCTAAATTCATTATTTAGATAATTGATAGCTGATGTAGTGTCGAAAAATCTATATGCTGCTTGCGGAGAGAAGTGAAATACTTCGCTAATTTTTAACTTTGTCTTTCGGCCGGCAGTTGCATTACTCCCAGAAGTAAAAATCTTATCTCCTGCCCCGTTAGTAAGAGTGCTATATATGTCGTAATCTTGCTGCCCTGTCTTAAGGCTTATGGATCCGGATATCATATTATAAGATCCACCTACACCTGCTTCCATTGCATACGGCTCAGCAAATCTATTAAGATATTCTAGGTTTTCTCTAGGCAGTTTTTGCTCAGATCCCGAGAGGAAACTGCCTGTTGGCATTCCCATAAACTGGACCATTTGAGACTTGGCTTGGTATTGGTTAAGAATAGACCCATATTCTAGGGCTGCCTCTTCAAGCGCACCCCAGATTTGTTTCTTTGTCAATTCAACACTAAGGATATCATCACCTAGCTTTCTTTTAACAAATGTCACGATTCTATCTGCTTCAGTTTGAAACACAGAGTCGCTGTCAAAAAAACCAAACGGGGTGGGTTTTGTTGTATTAGCAAATGAAGCCATATTTAATTCTCACCTACAGACAGGGCTATCTAACTATTAATTATTAGACTGCCAGTGAGAGTTAAATAATCTTATAAATACAAATGTGACATGCAGAGAGGTATTTTTATCTATCCTACTCTGTTATGCAGAAATAAAAAAATTAATTAATTCCTGTTAACATCGTAATTGCCACCAGACCGGGCAATTTTTCACGAACGTAGACGCCAGAAAACAGCGTATCAGACCTTCCTCCGACGTAAGAGATTGCTGCCTCTAGATGATTGCTTAGCTCAGGATCAGAAGCCATCTCAGATGTCACTACAAGCAACAAGACGCCAGAGTTGATTTTACCCCTGGGTTTTGGACACGGTGATCTCTGGAGACAATTTTGATATAGTAGAGAGCCTAAATCTGGCTCCTTCGGGTTGCGCATCACTGTTGTACCTAAAAATATCCTACCGTCAGAGTGTAAACATCTCTCGAGATCTTTTGAATCGAATGTCTGTATAGGAGATGATTCGCTTGAGAGCTTAAGAACCTGAGATAAAAGTTTTGCAAAAGTTCTATTAGCAGCAGGATACATCCCGAGCATTCCAACCTTGCCCCTAAGAAGCTGAAGCTGTCTCTCGTTATCAATAACAATGTGTGGATGTGACTGAACATCAGACAGGGCTGACTCGTAGTTTGTCTTAATTGTTGGGTTAAGAAGCTCTTGTGCAGAAGGTGATGTCACGATGTAAACGACTTTTCCACTAGCTTGAACTGATTTAAGGTACCTATTAAATGATTCATCAAGTGCGTGAGTTGCGCTTCCGGTTCCGCCTCCTCCGCCAAGAAGAACAAACAACCAGTCCACTCTCCCAACTCGTGTGCGAAGGCAATCCTCAACTAATGCACCATTATCCTTTAGAACACGCTTGCCGAGAGTGATATTCTTGCCGACGCCATCTGCACCAGGGAGTAAAAGAAAGTTATCATCATTTAAACCTGCTGGCCGGTCTTTTACTGTTGTGTTAACGACAAGCGTTCTATTAAACCCCTCGTCAATAAATGCCTTTGCTATTTTTCCTCCGCCGCCACCGACGCCTATAAAGCCAACAGATACAGATGAAACTGCTGTATTTTCAGGAAGAAGGCTTCCGCTACCGGTGTCAAATGTCTCATCATAATCTGAAACAAAATCAAAATCGTCAAAATCATTACTCATGTCTATACTTTCCGTTTGAATTCTTGGTTGTGGTTCTGGTGCCTGCTGTGCTATAGGCTGTGCTCTAACAGGCTCTCTGGCTGGGATGGCCTGGGTCATCACCGGAGGAGGCTCAACATCAACGTGATCACTCGAAGCCTGAGGTTTTGGTGATAGTGTTTGTACCCTAGGTGTTGGGACAGTTATTTTTACCTTCTGACCTTCACCTTCTTCCGAACTTGACTCATTATGCACTTCAGCTTGAGATTCAGGTGCAGCTGGATTTTGTTTTATAGGCTCACCATCCACAAGGCCTGATGCTATATCTTTAATATGCTGCATCTGTGCCTCTTTATAAAAATCATCATTTGGCATTTTCTTAGGCTCCTTCTTCGCCGGTCTCATACTTTTCTTAACTGTGCTAGGCATATAATAACTATCCTTTTACATGGTTGTAAACCTATCTTATAGGATACAGATGTTATTAAATATTATTTAAAAAATAAAAGGCACCCTATAAAAGGGTGCCTTTAAATCATTGGTAGCTAACAATATTAACTTGTCGACAGACCACAGATCCACTTTGTGCCATTATAGATACAAACTGCAAATTCTCCGTCTGCATTTAATGTAAGATCTCCACCAAGAGACGTATTGGTGGATTTTAATACAACATTGTCTGTATCATCAGTATCATGCATGATTAATTTAACTGCACCCGCTTCTGCTGAGGCAGGCAGTGTAAATTGGCTAACACCCGTTCCAACAGTTACAAAAGTAGAACCATCTAAATTTTCGGTTCCAGAAGTTGTATGAAATGAGTTAACGTGAAAACCTCCGTCACCTATGTGAACCCCAGTACCTGCGTTTTGCACAAGCCCCTTTAAAGCTGTATAAGCTACTTTTGGCATAATCTTTTCTCCTTTTTAAATTAGTGAGGTTAATGCTCCCGATGCTTCCAATTCCCTGCGGGTGTCAGGTGATTATATGAATTGGACCTACTTCTAACTATTCAACTCGCTCTTAAATAGCGAAATGTGAATAAAAAAAGGCGGCCTATAAAGGCCGCCTTTAGTCAACATTATCTAAACTAGATGACGTTGAGATCCTGAACGGTAACTGTACCGTAGAAGTCAGCACGAACCATCTTCTTACCGTAGCGAGTCATCACGCCCTTACGAGGGGTGAAATCTTCTGGTTGGAAGATCGTAGGTGTAACGATCAGTGGTACATAAGGTGCGTATACGTAACCTGTCTCAAGGTAGCTTCCACCCTTATATCCAACAAGTACCTTGTTCCGTGGGAAGTAAGGATCCTTGTAGACTGTGAAGCGGTTGCTCAATGAGCCGATTGGCGTAGCACCAAGCTGCATTGGGTTACCGACCTGACCTTGGCCATCAAGCGTGAGGCTAGGCTTGTAGAGGACGGAAGCCTCAAAGATTGTTGCAACATCAGGAGAAGTGACAATGAAGTTCGCAGAGCCACGGAGTGTCTTTCTGTGAATTTCGTTGGCAACATCAATGATGGTCTCAACAAGTGTCTCGTACCACTCACGAACTGTACCTGTGAACTGAGGTCCGGTTGCAAGTGTCGAAGAACGTGTTTGCTCAGTACCAAGCTTCTTGTTGACGAACTTACCAGGCATACGTGACCAGTAGTAGTTAGCACCGGCAGCCTCTGTAAGAAGGTCATTAAGAATCTCACGATCGATTTCCAGAGCGATCTGCTCGGAGAGGATCTGTGTAAGCTCAACCTCAGCATCCAAGCTGTGATAAGCGTTCAGGTCCTGAGCAAGTTCTGGAGACCAGCGAGCCCGCAACTTACGGGTAGCAGCTGTTACAGCAATTGACTCGATCTTGATGTCAATCTCTGGTATTCTTACCGAAGGTGATGACTGGAAGTCAGACTCAAACGATGGAATGGTCAGAGTTGAACCAACGCCAGACTCAACGTCAAGTGTTGGAGATACGGCGAAGGATGCTGTAAGGTTGTTTGTGTTGTTAGAGTCCTTGTGGGCTCCGGATACAACGCAAAGCAATACTGAGTTAGCATCTGTTCTTCCTACCATGGGCTTGGATGTGAATCCTGTATCTGCCTTGTAGGTACCAATTTGGTTAAGACGTCTAATGTTCAGTATGTTACCACCGCCTTGGAACTTTTCGCCAGGAGCAGAGAGACCAAGCGAGCTGACCGTATCTGCTGAGAATAGCGAGATGTCCTTAACGTTAGTAAGGTCTACAGAACTTGGGAATACATCGAGATCGATGAATAGAAGCTGGAACTGACCGCTAGCTGCAGCAGTAGGATCTGCCTCAATTGCATCGAGAACTTGTGGATCGTACTGAAGCATCTTTCCGTCTGTACCGGTTGCAAAGCACTTTCCACCATCCTGAAGTAGACGCTTTCCTTTGAATGCACCCGATGCAACAAGAGCTGTCGGGTAAAGCATCGAAGAAGAGTGAACCTTAGAATAGGTCGCACCTGCTAGGTCATACATTCCACCTGCACCAAGTGAACCAGAGCGTACGCCCTTGCCAGCTGGGTTGTTGTAAATGGATTGTCCTGGCTGATAAGTTGCAGCAGCAGCGTCACCGGCAGCACCAGTTTGAACATTTGCATCTCCACCGACGCGTGTTCCGTAGGTGTAATCAAGATAGAAGAGCAGACCAGAAGGTAAGCTCATAGGCTGAATGGACACAAGCTCATTGGCAATGAGACCTCCGAAGACTCGACGAACGATCGGGAATGCGATGTTCGTAAATCCGCGTAGATCACCAGAAGCCGATGGGTTGTTTCCACCTGTTCCGATTGAGTTTTGCTCACGGAGAAGTTGTGAGGCTTGGTTCTCAAGGAGCATTGACATGTTTTCACGGTTTACACCGTCAAGTCCGCGAAGAAGACCGGTACGAGACCATTTCTCGACGAGCCTTGCATTTGCTGCTCCAAGATGCCTTTGCCTTATACCTTCAGTAAGCTGATTTAAGGTAAATTTATTTGACATTTTGTTATACTTCCTTTAAAAGCAGTTGATTAATGTTAGTTTTTTATTCCAGCAAGCTTCGCCCATCGACTTACCTCATCTGCATCACGAGATGCAGTCGAAGAAGAAGACTGAACTGTTCTTGAGGAAGATCCAAGGGTCCTACGAACTGACTCGGATATTTGTTTCTTTGACTTGGTGTCTTCAAGAGACTCAGTAAGACTCTTGTAAAGAAGCTTCACCTCTCTTAAGTTTCTAGCATCGTCTAGCGCCTCTATGATTGACTTGCGTTTCTGCGGCGAGACATTTTTATTTTGTAGAAGCTTATTAACGTAAAGCAACTTGGCATTAAACAGATTCATCTCTGTCAACTGCTCACGAAGTGTTTCAACTGCACTTCTGTATTCATTGAGCTTAGCCGTGAGAGCTCGATTTTTACGTCTCTCTTTTTTGGCAGATTCAGAAAGCTTATTCAGAGTTACCTTAAGCGGGTCCCCTGACTCCTTTCCTCCTCCAAAACTGTCGCCGGATGTGCTTCCAGTGCCACCAAAAGCACCTTTTGTTCCGACATTGGCATCGCCCTGACCGCCGAAGTGGTGGGCCATGTCATTCTTAACTCCTTTCACCTTGACAAGCTCTTGAGCTTCGGCAAGAGTAATCTTGCGGAGCTCATCTCTAAGCATATCCAGGTCAACCTCGAAGACTTCATCGAGATCTTCAGATACGACCTCCTGTTCTTCGTCTTCGATCTCTACCTCTTCATCATCATCCGGAGCTTCATCATCGACATCGATGTCCATCTCTATGTCAAGCTCATCATCTTCATCTTCAGGCTCAGACATGTCAGACATCATAACATTGACATCAAGGCTATCAAGATCAAGATCTTCTGCGTCGTCAACCCCGAGAACTTCGAGGTCTTCCTCATCTACTACTATGTCTAGCTCATCTAGACCTTCATCTAGCTCTCTGGCTAGCATCTCTGCAATCTCATCAAGATCGACTTCGTACAGAGTTTCATTATCTGACATTGTTGTGTTCTCCTCAATGTTTTCTTGTTCACAATTATCATTAGTGTTTATTTCGGCTTCAGACAAATTGTCAGCCTTGACTTTTAAATCTGCTGCTATACTTAGCAGCTTCTCTCTCTCTTCTTGCGTCATTTTATCTACAGACTCATTTAACGCATTAATTATTAAGCTTCTGCTTTGAACTGCTTGCATAGAGCTAGAAATATCGTCACCTCCAAGGAGGCTAACCAGGCTTTCAAGAGCACTCTCATCAAGAATCACGCTATCATCGTCTGAAACTGTTGACTCCGAAATGTCTTCAACAATACTATCAAGAACTGAAGAAGACTCATTGGAAACAGATTCATTTACGAGCTGGCTCTCTATGAATTCTCTAATTTTTGGCGTTACTGCTTCGATAATTGCGTTTTTAGCGTTCTGTTCAGCGACATCACGAAGCTGCTTGGCTTCTGCGATGGCTTCACTATAAAGGGATTCAGACATAATTCTTCCTTTCAATTTAATTATGCAATAAAATTGTAAATTACCTGTGTTTAACGCCCATTTTTTCTAATTTAGTCAGTTTCATTCGATTCTTGTGAGTCTTTAGCCTCACTATCTGCCTCTGATTCAATAACTTTTTCTTGCTTTCTCAGCTTGTATATTCTCATCTTATTTTTATCTAAAGCTCTTTCTGTATCATCAAATAAGTCTTTAAGTGTATAATGATGAATGTAATCTTCATCGCCTATATCATCAAAGAAAGATGCGCGAGACGTGCCATACTGAGTTCCTGTCCTTTTATACGGACCTGTAGTTCTAAATGCCTGGCCTGAACCTCCGGTTCCCAAAGGTGCGCCGTCAAATCCATTTGGATATAGTTTTCTGGCAGAAAACGGCACCATTCCTTTTGACGGAGTAGGCATCTTACCTGCTTCAAAAAGATTATTTGAGCTAGCTAAGGACTTTCTATCAGCACGGCGTGAGATATCAAATCGAGGTCTCCACATGTTTATCTTAGCTACAAACTTATCAATATCATCTGGATCTCCAAAGGTATCATCTTCGAAATCTTCTTCCTCGTCGGGTGTGATATCGTAAGAGCTGGCCTGGGTGTATATGCCAGTCTCGTTTGAGCCCATGGGCCTCTCTGAGCCTAAACCGGTTCCAAAGCTAGGTATCTTTTGTGACTTACCGTAGCCGTGCCCTTGCCGACCATTATAGCCTGATGGGTTAAAGTAAAGCTTCTGTGTCACCTGTTTTTCCTAGCTTATATAGGGTCTAGCTTGCACCACCGCCAGATCCCTGGTAAGATCTTCCACTGATATATGAACCTAGCGCATCTTGATCAGCTATAGACTTTGAAGTATCAGCTGGGTTAGCTGTGGCGCCTAAGCCGCTTCCAAATTGAATATTTTGCTTAATAGGTTCGCCCGTGTAAGGGTCGACTGTTGCTGGTGAGGTAGACCCCTTACCAGGTGAAGTTATGTTAGGGTAATACGGGTCTGCAGGTAATCCTTGTCCGCCAGTCTCAACTTTCGAAATATCAGGAGCGCTGCTGTATGTTAAGTCAAAAGTGCTAAACATATATCCTCCGTCGTTAACCTCGGTAGCTACTCCTGTAACTGGGCCTGTGGCTAGAACATCTCCTCTATCTTTTTTAGTTAAGACCTCTGCAGTTGTTTTATAAGTAGTGTAGACAGGTGATCCAGGAAAAGCTGCTTTGAGATTTGATTGATTTCTCTTGCCGATGCCGATACCTTCGCCGGTTGTGTTAACTGTTGGATAAGAATGTGTTGTTGGCATTTTAAAGCTCCTTGATTATTATGTTTTTTATCTTTTGTCGCTTAGCAGCAATTTCTAGTAGTTTCTTTTTTAACTTAGCCTCTTCTATCTTGAGAGACTTAACATAGTCAATCTTGTTAACAAGAGAGCTTGCTAAGTCTTTTGCATCGACTTCTTCTGCATCTGAGGTTATTTTTAAACCCTTCTTTTCCTGTAGGACAAGCTGCCTTAGTATTTCTGGTGTTAATTTTTTAAACTTTGACATTGAAATAGCTCCAAGCTTATTCAATAATACTTATTAAGCTGGCGAAAAATATCTAAGGTTTATTTAGACCCGGTTGTTCAATTATTCAGAAAATGCAAGGGCTGCCCACTTATTAGCTGATTCGCTAAAAAGCTCAGTTGGATCAGCTGCAGCTGCAGCTCTTGATGCTGCATCACCCTGCCCAGCGGATGGACCTTGAGTCTCTGCTCGGTACTGATTTTGCAGTGTCGTTCGAGCTGTGTCTTCAAATATTGAAGACAGGACAGGGTCGCTGGTAAGGGATTGAGATGCTGCCTTAATCTTACTTTCCTCTAGTTTGGGATGATTTTTTTCTGAAGAGTTATATGAAATATTATCTAGGCCTGTTCTTCTAGGTGCAGTGTGTTGAGTATTCTGCTGCTGGCTACGCAATCCGGCTCGATGCTCATTTAAAGCTGATATCTTATCTGAGTTAGAGCTGTAACCTACTGATTGATCAACCATAAGCCCTTCCTGTAATATTTCAACTAGGCAATCCTTGACTACGCTCTTTAGTGCCTTTTTACTAATTTTTGCCATTTTATCCAACTCCTTCGAATTTTTTTCTTCCAATTCCATCTGCAAACGGTTTGCCATCTGTCCCTGAGAATACTAAAGTCCCAGTGAGAACAGGAAACTGATCTGCGCTTACAGCGGAGAGTCCTGCTATTATTGTGAAACCTGTCGTTGCTGATGCTGACCTCACCCAGACCTGCTTGCATCTAATTTCAAGACGAGGTGACATCTTTCCTGCCGGTACTTCAAACCAGTTTTTGGTTGTGTTTCCAGGAATTGGACCTTTTGGAGACCCATCAACACCTTTCGCAGTAAATCCAACTCTAAGTGTATTTGCACCCGTGTTTGTAACACAGAAAAATCTTGTAACCTGCGGGAAGTTAATTACCTCTTCTACTACACCCAGGCCATTCACTGCCCCTGAGCCCGTGACATATGGAATACCAGAAACTTGATATGCAGGGACGAAGTTTGGTCCCATACTTTTTGACCAGTTAGGCATCTTTTAGCCAACTCCCTCAAATGTAGGTACACCAATTAACGGAAACTCAATCCCGTCAATTGAGCCAGACATAAGTGTTCCTGTAAGTACTGGAAATTGACTGGAGTCTACAGCAGAGAGGCCTGCAAGAACAGTAAATCCTGTTGGATTAGACCCATCTGTGGCTCTAAAAAATAACTCTTTACACCGAATCTCTAGCCTGGGAGACATTGTTCCGGCAGGTACTTCAAACCAGTTTTTTGTAGTAGGCTGATCGCCTACACCTGGTCGGACTTGAGATGTTCCGTCAATACCGTGCTTTGTAAAACCCACCCTTAGCGTCTTTGCACCAGTATTGGTAACAGTAAAAAATCTTGTAACTGATGGGAACTTAATAGACTCTGCAGTTGCCCCTACGCTAGAGACAGACACTGAGCCGGTAACGTAGGGTATTCCTGACACTTGGTATGCAGGGACGAAGTTTGGTCCCATGCTTTTTGACCAGTTAGCCACTACTCATTCTCCCAGGTTAAAATCTCATTAAAAATTCTATCAATTCTATCTGTCTGAGTAAACGTTTTATTGAGATCATCCTGACTGACAACTTTTCCTTCATTCATCATAAAGGCGCCTGGGGTTGATGGCTCAGAAACCATATCAAAACAAATTAGCTGAAAGTCTTCTTGAACTACTTGGTTTCCACCCTCAGACCGGGTAGTCCCAACGCCCCTTGATGATATGCCCAGAGTTACTCCTGACTCGACCAGGCTTTGTAATATTTTACCGCTTGGAGTGTTCAAAAGCTCTATGACACCATAGCAAACATCTCCATCCATGTGTGCCTCTCTAACGATATGAGATGCGTTTTTTAACTCAACAACGGAACTGTCTGGATGATCACACTCACCAAGTGCTCTACTTTCTTGAATAAATTTTTGATAATTTCTTATCTCTCTTTCAAGTATTGCTCTCGGATATACTCTACCATTTTGATTTAAAGTATCAGACTTTTGAAGTACGCCCTTTAGTAATACTTTTCCATCATTGTGCTCTCTTGACTCCTTGATCATCTCTGCTGTATAGGAGAGAGGTGTCCACTCTGTTAAGAGCTTAAGATTATTACTCATTTAAACCTCCTTCAATCTCAGATTTTAGACGTGATATAACTAGCATCTTTGATATAACACTATCATCTATATTTTCTAAATTTTGTCTTGAAATAATTTTTCTTACAACATCGGCCTTTTCAAGAATGAATTTGTTATCTGTAGTGTCTAAGAATGTATTCATTTCTGAGAGTGTATTTTCTCTCATAAGTGAAAGTTTATCTTTTATTGACTTTCCATTATCTTCTGCGATTGAAAAAACATAAGATCTGACTATGTCTTTTTGCTCATCATTAAGTCGACCTGTATACTTTTTATTAAACTTTTCTGACATTATTTTAACGACAAGTGCATCAACATCTGTATTTTGCTCAGCTGTTTCCCCTTCTTGCTTTTCTTTTAATAGCCACTCTACTGTCTTTGATTCGTATTCGACCATTTTTGCAAGATCAGATCTATCAACGCTTCGCCACTCATTAATCAGAGTTTGAATAGTTGCATACACCGTGTAATCAGGAACTCTCCTGTAGTAAAACTTATCATCATGCAGACTATGATTTATTTCTCTGATAAGCAGAGATTTTTCTCTGCTTAACTGGCTTGTATTGCACCTTCTAGACGCCTGCTTAGCCTCTGTCAGAATTGCTGCTGCAACTGAAGTGCTACTTACAGTAGACTTAGCGAGAGCATTAAATAACCTGAACTCTTTGTAAAGCTCAGTGTTTTTATTGAAATATTTTTCAATTAAGTTAAGCGCTTTTTGCGCACCCTTTTGATCATCCTCAACAAGTCTATCAGATACGTGTCTAAGGAGAAGCTCGAATATTATCCCAACATTTCTCTTTTTATTATGAGATCTAGCTGTCATTGTCACTCTCTTTTAAAATACCCCTTCTTGGAATATTTATTCTCTTCTCAAGGGATTTCAACGTAGATCTCATCTCTGACGTCATTTTAGCATTCTGGGTGATCTTTTGATCTAAAAAGCTATCTAGAAAATTATCTTCTGTAAGCTTTAGACCTTTTAGCGGATTTACTAAATCTTGCTTATGGCCGAACGGATGTGCTATTGAATCACTCTGGTCTTTTCTTGAATGTGTCGTCATTGCGAGATGATCTGTGTTAAGCTGATTTCTTCTTCTTCTAGATCGATTATATTTTGCTCTATCACCCAGGGTCTCTTTTTTTTCATCTTCCTCATCTTCTTCAGTGTCTTCGTCACCTTTAGATTCGTCCTCTACTAGGTGATCTGAGATATCAGACTCTGAAATAAGTGATATTTTATCAACTTTATTTTGGGCACGAATGGGAGAACTTTCGTCATTCATAGATAGAGAGACTACTTTTTCCACATCTAAATCTGTCTCGTCTCCGACCATTAACCCTAAGTTACTTTGATTTCTATTATCTCCGGCAAGTTCAACTTCTGGTTCATCTGCAGCAGGAGATTCATCCTCCGGAGATGGTGGCGACATATCTATGTCGTCCTGAGCGCTTTCTGTATCGTCCCCTTCTTCGCTGGGTAATGTTACAGCTTCAATCTCCAGGTCTATCTTTCTATCTTCAAATTTTCCTTCCTCTAGACCCTCGATCTCTTTATCTGTTAGGTTTAGAATGTTCTTTCTTAAAAAGTTTCTATCAACAAGGCCTTCAGGCGGCGTAGCAGCGATTTCAAATCTAGTCCTAAAAAGCTCAAGCTTTTGCTGCTGTGCCACAGTTGAAGGATTTGAAAGTTGTAGGTCAAAATCCAGGAGATCTTCACCGTCATATCCGTGAGAATATAGGTGAATAATGGCAACCTTGTTAAGCTCGGAAAGTATAGTTCTTTGAATTCTATTGATAGTCCTAGAGAATCTTATATCCTCTTGTGAGAGTGTTGCCTTGGCGCCAAGACCTTCATCATAACCTAGATAAGCCTTGGGGATCTTTAGAGCAGCAAACAATTTTTTCTGGATATACTCAACATCTTCGACTGCCGTTGTATTCTGACCACCGGCAAGAGTGTCTATCCTAGTTCCAGATTCAGCACCTCTAACTGGAAGATAATAATCTTCATCAACAGAGAGTGGGTTGTATCTTAGGTCAACTCTTCCCGATTCCTTATTAACGACCTGGCTTCGCTTGAGAGAGGTTTGAACTTGCTCCATATAGTTTCCAATCTCTTCTGGCGGTACGTTTCCAACATCGATATAGAAAACTCTTCTCTCAGGAGACCTGACTACTCTGTAAACAAGCATAGCGTCTTCAGCAAGGATTAGTTGCCTCCAAATTCTTCTTGCCGGCTCTAAGACAGAGGAGCCGTAGGGTAGAAAAGCATCGTTGCCGAGTAATCGAAAATGAGATACTTGCCAGTTCTCTAGAACCTGGTTACCCTCTGTAACCCAGCGAAATCTTACAGCCAGTGGGTCATTTGGGTCATACCCCTCCTCTCTTTCTACTTCATTTACAGGCATTGGGTAGACGTTTATTACACCGTGATCCGGGCTCACATCGTTAAACAGAAAGAAATCTCCGTACTTACAAAGATTTCTAGCCCAGGCTGTTAGGTTAAACTCTACGTTAAGAGTGTCAAAAAATAGATCTTCGAGAATCTTTTTTATCTTAGGGTTTTCAGAAAATATGTGTAAAACCGCACCTCTCTCGTCTGATGCGACAGTTTCTTCAGCATAGATATCAAGAGCAGAACTTATCTCAGGTGTATATTCCATTTCACTAAAATCAGAATATCTTGCCATTCTATCGTAAGTCCCGTATGCAGACATAGCTGTAGAATACACGTGACTCTGAGTCTTTCTAAATATCTCAAATGCTGAAGATGTGTTTGCGCCCTGATAGGGTTTCACTCTTCTCTTTATGACGGGACCGCTTCTAAAGAGCTGGGTCAGTCTTCTAAACAGGCTTTCTTGTGATGAATCGGCCATTATCTACTCCGTCCTAATTTTATCACTACTTTTTGAAACATAAAATTACTTATACACCCATTCTAAATCAGGGTCAATTATATTTCTTGATCCCCATTTAGATGCGCCTGGAACCGGTTTTCCGTCTATTGTCACGGGAGTCTGTGCAGACGGATTGTTGTGTTGCCTATTTTCTGTAATTGCAGAAGGTAATCTGTCAGACTTATTAACTTTTACTGACATTGCATCAAGCATTGCCTTATTTAAGTCTCCTGAGCTTCTACCGTGATCTGCTGAGATATCATATAGCCACGTCCCTATTGCAAGGCTCATCACTAAGTCATCATTGTAGCCGCGCATCGCCTGGGCTTTATTTCCTTTCCAGATAAACGTTTTCATCTCTTCATAAAGTCTTGTGGAGTATGATATAATCTGCTTATTTCTTATCATCTCTTCAAGCTTTGTAAGAATGACGTTTCTTGTTTTTCCACTTGTTGTAAAACCAGCTATATCTGCCTCGCCCGGTGGAACATATCCTCCGATGTATACAGCTTTTCTTCTCCTGTAGTACAGTGAAGGGTAGTTTAAATCTTTTAGCTTAATAATGGTTGCATACCCATAGCTGTTATTTTCAGGACATACGAGCGCTTTACAGTACATTAAGCCAAATTTATTAATTAAATCACCAAAGTCATCCGGAGGGATTTTACCTCTATATTCGGCAACTATCTCTCCCTCTGAAACATCTATTATGTGAAAAGTAGAGTAATCTTTTGAATCTCCTCTTGCCACATCGGCAGAAAGGACATACTTGTGATCTGTAAGCGGGTATTTCCATATCCACACATTTCTATCTACGCCTTCTCTAGCTATAGGAGGCTTCGTATTATTTCTTAGGTACTTGATGTCATTATCAGATAAAAATGTTTCTCCGGAGCTTGCAAAGTCACACAAATACTCTTGTGCAATTTTTCTTTGAGAAAAGTTTCTAGTTTCTTTGTGAAACCATTCTTCGTCTCTCTCTGGGTGAACATCCCAAGGTAGCTTTATAGCTTTAAACTCATTAAGACCTGACTCAG